AGCAAGGTATCCCGGTCGTAAGACCATCATTGACGTAAGTGAAGATGGCGAGAATGGCGCTACACTTACTTTTTTTAATCAACCCTAATATTAGGAAAAACTTAAATGGCGCAACCCGCTTATATTCAAAAAACTCTTAAAATGAAACCCGAGGTATCTAAGATCTTTGATGATCTTGAGGCTTGGTTAGATCATTGCAGGTTTAATCTTCTTCCATTCAACGAAAGCGATTTGTATCGCAGTCAAGAATACCGTAACTTCCAACGTTGGAGTAACGGTGGAGAACGTAGGCCACGCACAGAGTACAAGGGTAATAACCCTCGTCCATACAATCAACGTTAATATGATTTATGTAGTCGATATTGAAGCAGTTTCGACAAGGTACACGGGACAATGGCAGTCCCATGTACCTAATCTCTTACGAAAGACTGGACACAATGTTCAAATTATTTCTGGACCTACTGATATTCCTGCTGCTACTACCCCTGGTGCTTTTCTTAACTTTGGCGGAACCAATATATACAAGGCTAGTCAGGTTGAGCAGATGGGCCGGTTATTTTGCGACGGAGCCGTTCGCCCAGGTGATCATTTTGTATTTACTGATGCTTGGCACCCTGGTGTCATCAATCTCAAGTACATGGCCAGGCTTCTCGGCATTCCTGTAACTATACATGGATTATGGCATGCTGGTAGTTATGACCCTCAAGACTTTTTAGGACGTCTCATTGGTGATGCTCCTTGGGTTAGACTTGCCGAGCAAAGTTTCTTTCACGCTATCGATCACAACTACTTTGCTACAGACTTTCATATTGATCTGTTTGCTGAAACGTTTAGCGAAACATTAGATGAAGAATGGAAGATGTCCATGATCGAACAAGGTAAAATTGTACGCACAGGTTGGCCTATGGAGTATATGGATAATACTTTAAACTTATACAAGGGCATGAAGAAGCGTGATCTAATTTTGTTCCCGCATCGTATTGCACCTGAGAAGCAAGTTGAAATATTCCGTGACTTAAAAGAACAGTTGCCACAATATGAATTTGTTGTTTGTCAAGAACAAGAATTGACAAAGAATGAATATCACAATTTGTTAGGTGAGGCAAAAATAGTGTTCAGTGCCAATCTACAAGAAACATTGGGCATTAGTTGTTATGAAGGTGCATTAGTCGGTGCTATTCCAATGGTGCCGGATCGTTTAAGTTATACTGAGATGTATTATGACACATTTAAATATCCTAGCGAATGGACTGAAAATTTTGAAGCGTATAAAACTTGGAGATCTAATTTATGTTTCGCTATTTGTCAGCATATGGATCACTATGAGATACGTCTTCCTAAGCTTCTAGCACAGACTAAAGATTTGACTAATAACTTTTTTAGTGCAAATAAATTACTAGAAAATTTTAAGTAGATTTAAACTTGGTAATTTTTTGATCTCTCGGAGAGATACAATGCATCATTGAACAGGTATGAGGATCATTTGGTAATACAAAATTAGGATCCCATATGTTACCTAAGGGTCTGTTATTACAAGCACTACCAGTAGCCCACCCCTCATGTGATATAGATAAAAATTCAATACCAGAGTTACATAACATACCAGTGTATCCTAAATTTGCGGCCATTTTTTCTTCAAATCGTTCTTTAAATGTAGTTTTTTCAAAATGCTTTTTTTCAATTACTAAAGGAAGTGTTTCAACTATATCAATAGTATCTTCTGTTTTTTCAATTTCAACAGGAGTATCAACAAATTTAATGCCTGATATAATTGCTAATTGATTATTTGTGTAAGGAAACATTCCAGCTGCTTGATCTGCATGATTGTATAGCACTATTTTTCCCACAGTTATTTCATATTCATGTTCTAGTGATAATGCTCTTTGCATATCTTCTTCAAAAAAATCAGGACGAATGGGCACTTTTACATTAATTATTTTATTTTTACTTTTAAATATATCTAAAATAAATTTAATAAGGGTAGATTTTTGCCAATAATGATATGTAAGATTTAACACATCTACATGAGGTTCAATCGCCCACCAATCAAGCCAAATCTTTCCTCCATTAGAATTTAATATTATGTTACAATCTTGTTCTTTACATAATTTTAATAACATTGGAAAATCAAACATATCTAACGGTTCCCCGCCATTAAATTCCCAATCAATTTTTCTGCCCAAAGAAGTATAATGATCTATTATTTTTTTTGTAATTTCTAAATAATCAGATATATGATGCGGAGTATCTCCTCCCCAAAATTTACTAGGGCAATAGGTACATTGTGCTTTACAAAAATTATTTAAACTCCAGAATATTTCAGTTCGCATATTTTACTCAATAGGGTTGACTTTTTTAAATAAAAGTATATAATTACTTATCAAGGAATAATATGAGCAAAATTAAGATCGCAGAATTATTTTATAGTATTCAAGGTGAAGGACGCTACATGGGTGTCCCGTCTGTGTTTCTACGCACGTTTGGTTGTAACTTTAAGTGTGCAGGCTTTGGTATGCCGCGTGGCGAACTAAGTACAGAAGTTGAAGACATCGCACAAGTGGTTCATTTGTATAACGATTACAAACAACTACCACTGGTTAGTACAGGGTGTGACAGTTATGCCAGTTGGGATCCACGCTTTAAAGATCTAAGTCCATTACTAACTACAGATGCTATTGTAGAACGCATTATGGAAATACTTCCACATGGCGAATGGCGTGATGAACATTTAGTTATTACAGGCGGCGAGCCATTGCTAGGTTGGCAAAAGCAATATCCAGACTTGTTGAAGCATCCTAAGATGAAAGGTCTTAAAGAGATTACCTTTGAGACAAATGGTACGATGAATTTGACCACAGAATTTAAACAATACTTACATACATGGAAATATCATTCTGATAATATTGACTTCTACAGAGACGTTACATTCAGTGTAAGTGCTAAATTACCATGTAGCGGAGAGCCGTGGGAGGATGCTATCAAGCCCGAACGTGTATGTGAGTATGAAGAATATGGCACAGCATATTTGAAGTTTGTCATTGCCACACAGGAAGACTTTGAGGATGCAGAACGTGCCATTGCCGAATATCGTGCAGAAGGATTTTTAGGTCATATATATCTAATGCCAGTGGGCGGTGTTGAAAGTGTATATACAATGAACAATCGTAATGTAGCATTGCTGGCAATGAAACATGGTTTGCGTTATAGTGATAGACTACAAGTTCCACTATTTAAAAATGAGTGGGGTACTTAATGGGTATTCTAGATCAAGCAATTATACCAATTAAGGAAAATAAGATGAAAAAATTTATCAAGAACTTGTTCGGAATTGAAGATAAAATAGAGCCCGCATCGTTACCAGAAGTTAAAGAAGTTCAAGCGCCGGCTATTGTGTATCCAGATGCGCCGCCCGTAATTGAAGAAGTAAAAAAGACCGCAAAAGAAATTGCAACTGAGAAAAAAGAACCATGGGTGGCTGTGTTAGATACGCATGTTAATAAAGACAATATTCGTAATGGGTTTTTTGAACTTGACTGGAATGAATATTTTGTGTTACAATTAAGAACAAATGGTTATCAAGGAGATACCGAGGAATCAGTAGTTGATCAATGGTTCCAGGATCTTTGTAGGAATATCGGAAGTGAATCGGATATTAATATGGAACGTAGAGGTAGTGGTTTTATTAATATTAATAATCTAGGTAATGGTAAATCGGAAATTTCTTAATGAACAAAACATATATTCTTGTAGATACAGCAAACACATTTTTTCGTGCGCGACATGCTACTCGTGGTGATCTTAATGATAAGATCGGAATGAGTCTTGCTACTGTATTAGGCAGTGTTCGTAAAGCATGGAAAGACTTTAAAGGTGATCATGTTATTTTCTTTTTAGAGGGGCGTAGCTGGCGAAAGGATGTATATGCTCCATACAAACGACAACGAACAGAAGCCCGGGCTGCTCAAAGCCCACGTGAAGCAGAAGAAGATCGTGTATTTTGGGAAACGTTTGATCAGTTTAAAGATTATATTACCAATAAAACAAACTGTACTGTACTACAACATCCACAGTTAGAAGCAGATGATTTAATTGCCGGTTGGATTCAAAGTCATCCTAACGATAGTCATGTGGTCATTTCAACAGACGGAGACTTCGCACAGTTGATCGCTTCAAATGTTCGGCAATATAATGGTGTGATGCAGATCACAACCACACACGAGGGATATTTTGATGAAAAAGGTAGGCTCGTTAAAGATAAGAAAACTGGCGAGGCAAAAGGCGCACCGGACCCAGCATGGTTACTTTTTGAAAAGTGTATGCGCGGCGACACCTCCGACAACATCTTTAGTGCTTATCCGGGAGTACGTGAGAAAGGCACAAAGAACAAAGTGGGTCTGCGTGATGCTTTTGCCGACAGGGACAGCCGCGGCTACAATTGGAACAATCTCATGCTCCAGCGTTGGTCCGATCACGAAGGTGTTGAACATCGTGTGCTAGACGATTATCAACGTAATGTTATATTGTGTGATCTAACAGCACAACCAGATAACATTAAAGTGTTAATTAAAGAAACAATTGAAACTGCTACAACGGCAGAAAAGAATATTCCACAAGTTGGAGTAAGATTGCTTAAACTATGCTCTGAATACGATCTTAATAAAATTAGTGAGCAAGTACAAAGTTATGCAGAACCACTTAATGCGAGATATATAGTATGAATGAAGTAATTTCAAAAGTATTGATCCCAAATAAAGAATGGATCATCGAAGGAAATGGTAAAAAGATTGGATCTATTTCAAAAAATAAAAAAGGATATATCTTTTTACACAAAGGTAAAATAATTAATATTAAAAGTTTCAAAGATATAGTTGAAACATTAGATACACCAATTATCAAACATAAATTTGAAATAGAACCACTTAATTATACAATTTATAATTATCCGTGCAGTTCGAAACCATTTGAACCTGTATATAATGTAAAGAAAAAACTACCGTTATATGCTAAAAGTTCTAAAAGTAAAAGCCAATATTGTGCTGGTTATTATGTAATTCAATTTCGAAAAGGCTGGGTTAAAAGTTTTTGTCCAAAATTAATTACCTTAGAACGTTACCCGTTTCATGGTCCTTACAAAACAGAGCAAGAAATGAAAAATGTGTTGAATACAATCAATAAATTATGAAACAATTAAATACATACCCAATAGAAGATTTTTTAGATAAGACTAGAATTGCTATAAAAAGTAATCAAAAAAATCTTACCTTAACAATTAAAGAAGCAACTGATCTACAAAACAGTTTAGCAGTAGTTATGACAAGATTAGTAGGGCAATTGGATCAAGTTTCTCCTGCATCTTCCAATATTGAAGTAAAAATGGACGGGGGAAAGTTTTAAAAATCCGATAAATATATACGTACTTTTTGGAGAGTCGTATATAATGTCAAGACCTAAACCCAATGTGTTGTTAGAAATAACAAACAAAAAATCATATAAAACAGATCAAGTTTTGGAATCTGATGCTGTTTGGTCTGTGTTTTATCAAGATAAACCAATTAATTTAAAAACTAGTAGTATGGTCGCACAGGAAGTAGGTCCTAAGTATAAGAAAGTATCATTCGCTAACAGCGGACATGCCTTTAATTTAGCAGAAAAGTTAAACAAAATGTTTAATTCTACTGATTTCTCTGTGTATAAACTAACTACAGGTGAGAAAATCACCGATGAATCACAAACTTAAAATTACCAAATATGTAGCAGAACAGCTCGGTCTGGCTACTGACGATAAATCCATAAGAAAACTAGTACAGATATGTTGGCAAAATATCAGACTTAAAGATAAAGGTGGGTTATGGCTCACTGATAAAGGGTTTGAATGTTTAGTTGATGCAGGTATCAAACATCATAGAGTGGAGTTTGATGATCCCATTTATGTTAATAACTCTCTTTTACTTTGGATAGATCGCAATATTGATTGTCCATTTTATATAACTCATAAAGAAATATATCTTTTTGGAGAAAGAATGGCTGTACAATTAGTTCTGTTTGCAGGTAATCTCCAAAAATTACAACGAGCACAGAAGAGATTTGCTGAAAAACAATAAAGTACTTGACAACAGACGCAAATTGCAGTATAATTGATACATACTAAAGCAAAAGGCAATAGTATTTTTAATTAACTAATCCACTGAAAGTTTTTTATGGCAGAGAAAATTTCCGCAAATCGTACTGTTAGCCCTAACGAAGCTAAACTAGCAATCCGTAAATGCTTGAAAAAGCAACGCCCTGTATTCATGTGGGGCCCTCCAGGTATTGGCAAATCCGATATTATCAAACAACTAGGCGACGAACAAGGTCGAGAAGTCATTGATGTCCGTTTGAGTCTTTGGGAACCCACTGATATCAAAGGTATTCCATATTACAATAGTAATGAAAATACAATGACTTGGGCTCCTCCTGCAGAACTGCCCACTGATCCAGAATCTACTGCTATCTTGTTCTTGGATGAGTTGAACTCTGCGGCTCCTGCAACCCAAGCGGCTGCTTTCCAATTGGTTCTTAACCGTCGTGTTGGTACTTATCAATTACCAAAAGGTGTTGCTATTGTAGCAGCAGGTAACCGCGAAACTGATAAAGGTGTTACTTATCGTATGCCTGCTCCGTTGGCTAACCGTTTCTTGCATTTGGAATTGCGTACAGACTACGAAGATTGGCAAGAATGGGCTGTTAAGAATCGTTTGCATGAACAAGTTGTTGGTTACTTAGGTTTTGCTAAACAAGACTTGTACGACTTTGATCCAAAGTCCGCAAGCCGTTCGTTTGCTACTCCACGTTCATGGTCTTTTGTTAGCGAATTGCTTGAAGATGACGATGTATCCGATAATACATTAACTGATTTGATTGCAGGTGCAGTTGGTGAAGGTCTTGCTGTTAAGTTTATGGCTCACCGTCGTGTTGCTAAACAGATGCCCAACCCAAGTGATATATTGGCAGGCAAAGTTAAGAAGTGTGAAATTAAAGAAATCTCTGCAATGTACTCTTTGAGTATTAGTCTTTGCTACGAACTTCAAGAAGCAGATCGTAAGAAAGTTAAAGGCTGGGATGAAATGGCAGATAACTTCTTTGCATTCTTGATGGAGAACTTCCCAACTGAGTTGATTGTTATGGGTGCCAAAGTTGCATTGACTAGTTATGAACTGCCGTTTGATGCTAGTAAGTTGAAGAACTTTGATCGCTTCCATGAGAAGTATGGCAAATACATTATCCAAGCAATGGAAGGTTAAAATTGGGTCCTTAGGGACCCTTTTTACTTGCTCTTTTGATAAATTTAATGTATAATATACACTTAAACACTAAAAAGGATACACTATGTCGTCAGTAATGAAAACAGAGAAAGTTAAAAAACAAGATTGGGCTAGTAAAGAATTTACCACAACTGAAAAAAATAAGATTCTAGATAAACTTATTACTGCTCGTGTTGGACTATTGCTACGTCATCCATTCTTTGGCAATTTAGCTACACGTCTTAAAATGGTAGATGCATCTGATTGGTGCGGTACATTGGCTACAGACGGTCGTAACTTTTATTACAATAATGGCTTTGTTAATAAACTAACTCCTAAAGAAGCAGAGTTTGGCTTTGCACATGAAGTGCTACATAATGTATTTGATCATATGGGTCGTCGTGATCATCGTGACCCTGTATTATCAAACATTGCCGCAGACTATGCAACAAATCAAATTCTAAAAGATGAACGCATTGGTATAGTTCCAAACTTTATTAAAATTTATCAAGACGACAAATATCGTGGCATGAGCTATGAACAGATCTACGATATACTTTACGAGAAAGCCGATAAAATTGATCTTAGCACTCTCGGTGAATTGCTGGATGAGCATTTGGATGACGGCGACGATGGTGAGAGTGGCGGCGGTGATCAAGACGGTAACGGTAAAGGTCGTCCTAAATTAACCGCTGAGGAAAAGAAACAGATCCGTGATGAGATCAAAGAAGCAATGGTAGCGGCTGCACAATCTGCAGGTGCTGGACGGGTGCCTGCTGGTATCCAACGTATGATTGGCGACTTTACTGAGCCTAAAATGGATTGGCGTCAGATGTTGCGTATGAATATTCAAAGCATTCTAAAAAGCAATTTTAGTTTTAATCGTCCTAATCGCAAGAGCCAGCATTGCGGTGCTATTCTTCCGGGCTTAATGAACGACGAAACAGTAGATGTTTCTGTGGCAATTGACATGTCGGGTTCTATTTCAGATGCAATGGCTAAAGACTTTATTAGCGAAGTTAAAGGTATTATGGACGAGTACAAGGATTTTAAATTAGATCTGTGGTGCTTTGATACAAAAGTTTATAATTATGCGCGATTCTCCGGTGATTCCGCTGATGATATCGTATCCTACGAATGCAAAGGAGGCGGGGGCACTGACTTTGATGTTAATTTTGAATTCATGAAAGAAGAAAATATTGAACCTAAAAAATTCATTATGTTTACAGA